GCAACTCAGGTCCAGACATCTGGCACTGCCGAAGCGGTTGATTTCGCTGGGCGTAAGTCCTCACAGGCTTATCAGCTTGCCAAACGCGCCAAAGAAATGAAGCGCGATATGGAGTTTATGTTGCTTGAAGGTACAGTGAAGTCGGCTGGTTCTTCTGGTTCCGCTAGAAAAACAGCTTGTTTTTCCACTTGGATCGGCACTAACGATGGTGATACCTCACCCGTTATAGCGGCCTCTACTGGCGCTGGTTTAACCAACAATGGTTCTTCGACTTACCCAGATGGTACGACAGAGGCAGGCACGGGTGGTGCTGACACAGCTATTACGCTTGCTATGATCAACACCTGTGTTGCCCGTATTTGGGACTTGGGTGGATCACCTGACACCATCTTGTGTAAGAGTGATGTAAAACAGACTATCTCCAGTTCTTCTGTTGGTGGTTCTGTGGTTGCTGATCTTTACAAAGATGTTGGTTCCAGTGACAAGCCAGCTACCGCTGTGAATGCAGTGGATGTTCTGGTTACTGACTTTGGTACCTTTAAGGTTGTTCCAGATCGCTTCCTACCTGCTGGTCAGGTTGATATCATTGATTTCGATCTCTGGTCTATCGACTATCTGCGTCCTTTCCGTACAGAAACTCTCGCCAAATCTGGTGACAGTGTAAAACAGCTTCTGCTTGCTGAGTACGGTTTGCGTGCGAAGAATGGTTCCGGTAGCGGCCAGATCAAGAGCGCAATCTAAGTTAGTTTGGTTTAGCCCCCTTCGGGGGGCTTTGCCTCACAGGAGAAATAAGATGGCAAATATTGGACAACCGCCCAGCAAGGGCAGTGCAACAGCTATTGGGCCTGATATGAACCCACCGCCTTATAGTGAAGGTGAACCCAAACTTAAAAAGTATGGGCCGGGTAAGGATGGTGCGTTGGGCCATACATTGCACAATGGAAGTATTGATAGTGCTATAGATGCACAAGTTTCGAAAGCCGGAAAGGAAGGCTTTTCGAAGGGAGGAAATTAAAATGTCTAATGGTTCAGGTTTTCCGGGTCTTCCGAAATATGGACTAACTCAGAAAACGGAGACTGTGGGCAGTTCTAGCACAGATCGTTTTATGGGTCGGAAGTATAGAACTTTGAATACTAATGCTGAAGCAGGATTGAAATCTGCTATGAAGAATGATGGCAACACAAAGAAAAGCTAACACTAAAAAGAACGCTCCTAAACCACCTCAAACATTAGAGCAGAAGTCTTCTGATCTAAAGGGTGGTATGGAGAAAATTGTGAATGGCGAAAATCAGAGGTATCATTTAAAGTGAGTGTTAAGGAACAAAATAATTTACACACTACTTTTCATTCAAGTTCGGATGAAAAAGAGTTCACTATAAATACATACCAAGATGTAGAGCCTATACTGGAAGAGAATAAGAAAGTCTATAATGATTATGGGGACTTGCTTACCCCCGGTAAAACTGGTGAAGGCGTAAGGGTTGCATCTATTCCTCTCAATGTTTGGCAGCAGTGGATGAAGGAAACCAACGGAGAGATACAGAAAGATCACAATCTTATGAAGAAGTATCTCAACGATCCCGATAATAAATATTTCAGGACGACTCCAACGAGGGTTTAATTATGTGGTTATATGCACATGGCGTCTTAGGGCGCACACAAAGGAACTATTCCATATTAAATCAGAATGTATTTTTTGCGAAGCGTAATGTAACCTAATGGCTATTGGAACATACGCAGAATTAAAAACTGCGGTAGCTAACTGGTTAGATCGTGATGACCTGACTGATAGGATACCGGAGTTTATAGCTTTGGCAGAAGCGAAGATGAATCGCAATCTGCGTATATCCCTTATGGAAAATGTAAGTACGGCTATTACAATGGCCAGTGGTACTAGAGATTACAGTCTTCCCACTGGATTTACGGGGATGAAAGAATTTCATTTGACCACTGATCCAATAGTCGCGCTATCTTACATTACCCCAGAAATGATGAACAGGATGTGGGCTGGCAGTACAGTTGGTAAGCCCCAAGCATTCACGCTATTCTCTGACGGTGGAACACGGAAGATTAGGGTAGGGCCATCGCCAGATGATGCCTATACTACATCTATGCTTTTTTACAAGAAGATAGATGCGTTATCCACGACTAACACTACGGAAGCAATGCTGACAGAGAACCCAGATGTTTATCTTTATGGGGCATTGTTGGAAGCAGAGCCGTTCCTGATGAATGACGCTAGGGTTCAGCTATGGGCTAATCTATTGGAAAAGGTAGCACAAGACCTACAAGACAGAGACATATTTGATCGTCACTCAGGTTCTGAGTTGAGGGTTATGAACACAGGAGGGTATCCGTAATGGCCCTAGATAATGCGAATTATATTGATGAACTGTCGATAACTGATCCGACAGCCAGTGATCCAGTATCTGAGGGTGACGATCAGATAAGGACAGTTAAGAGGGCTGTAAAGCAATCTTTCCCGTCTGTTGACATAGCTGTAAACGCTATTCATACATCGTCTAGCGCACCAGCAGTTTCGATAGCTGAAGGTCTGGTCTGGATAGATACCTCTGGCGGTGCCGGGAATCATGTAGCCAAGATATATGATGGTGGTTCTTTTATCACCCTACCGTTTAGCGTAGAGACTGCCAAGAATGTAGACATTGACGGTGGCTCTATTGACGGAACACCTATTGGCGCAGCCTCTGCGTCTACCGCTGTTGTAAGCAGCCTTAATGTTAATTCGGATGGCGCAACAGTAACAGGGATAAAAGATGAAGATGATATGGCTTCCGACTCGGCTGTCAAACTTGCTACGCAGCAGTCGATCAAAAAGTATGTTGACGATAAGGTTACGGCAGAAGATTTGGATATCACTACTGACAGTGGCACTATTGATATTGATCTCGATAGTGATACTCTCACAGTGGCTGGGGGAGCGGGTCTTGATACTGCGGCGTCAAGCACTACGGTTACGGTCAATGTTACGGATGGTGGAGTAACCAATGCCAAGTTAGCTGATATGGCGGCTAACACAGTTAAAGTAAGAAACGCTAGTTCCTCTGGTGTTCCCTCTGATCTCGCTGTTGCTACCACTGAAATAGTTATAGGCGATGGTACAGGCTTTACTGCCGCCGCTCTGTCTGGTGACGCAACCATGACAAATGCTGGCGCAGTCTCAGTAACCGGGATACAGGGACAGGCTGTCAGCGCAACTGCTGCAACAAACGACCAATACTTAAAATACTCCTCTTCCTCAAATGAATGGCAGAAGGTGGATGTGGTTGCTCCCGATAGACTGACCACAAAGGGTGACTTGCTTGTTTACAACACGGTTGACTCTGAAACAAGACTTCCTGTCGGCACGAATGATTATGTTTTGGCGGCTGATTCATCTGCTACAAATGGTGTGGATTGGCAACAGGTAGCGACAGCGGGTATTGCGGATGATGCGGTTACCGCAGATAAACTCGCTAATACCGCAGTTTCGGCGGGTAGTTATACCCTTTCTTCAATAACGGTGGATGCTCAAGGGAGGCTAACTTCAGCGTCCAGTGGCACCGCTGGGGCTTCAGCAGGGTTTGCTGTGGCAATGGCAATCGCACTATAGGATAATAAAATGGCACAGGATTTTACAAAGGATTATAAATCTCAAGTCACCAACTCCGCGCATACCTTGAGAACCGCAAACTCAAATGACGCTTTGATTGGTATTAGGCTTACAAATATTACTACATCTGCTGTTACGGTAGATGTGTGGATCGATGTAGCGGCAGCAGGATCAACAGCCTCTATCGTTTATCTCGCTGATGACCTTCAGATTCCACCGAAATCTTCAGTTGAGCTTATACAGGGTGGCGCAAAGATTGTCATGCAAAGCACTGACTTACTGCGGATTCAGTCATCGGCAGCAACATCTGTTGCGGCCTATGTCAGTGTGGTTGACGCTATCTCAGCATAGGAGGAATTATGGCTGAAGAAAGGAATGGTACATTGTATATGAATAGCCCTCCCGGAAAGGAAGGGTTCTTTGAAACCGCTACTACCATAGATGGTGATTTCACTATTGCTGATAACGCCGTTATTGCAGGCCCGACAACCTTTACGGGAACTATTACGGTTAC